CCCTCGATAGTATCTTTAGCAGCGATATGGCTATTGGCCGGTATGTCGCACAAAGGGCTGGTATCGGTATTAACGCTGGTAGAATCCGCGGGATCAACTCTAAAATCAGAGGCGGAGAGGTACAACACACAGGTGTGGTCCCCTTCCTCAAAAAGTTTGAAAGCACTGTCAGATGCTGTACACAAAACGGTATCAGAGGTGGTTCTGCTACAGTTCACTTTCCTATCTGGCACCAAGAAATAGAAGACATNCTTGTTCTGAAGAACAACAAAGGTACAGAAGATAATCGCGTAAGGAAACTTGACTACTCCATCCAACTCTCCAAACTCTTCTACGAAAGATTCATTACTAACGGAGAAATTTCCCTCTTCAGTCCTCATGATGTGCCTGGGCTCTATGATGCTTTTGGTACTGATCGCTTCGATGAGCTTTATACACGTTACGAAGCAGATGATTCTGTACCAAGAAAAACTGTCGGAGCTCAGGAACTCTTTCTTGATCTACTGAAGGAGAGAGCAGAGACTGGTCGTTTGTATATCATGAACATCGACCACTGTAACAGTCACTCCTCCTTCAAAGACAAGGTAAATATGTCAAACCTTTGTCAGGAGATTACACTTCCTACAGAACCATTGAGTCATATTGATGAGGAGATGCCAGGTGAGATTGCCCTGTGTATTCTGTCAGCTGTCAACGTAGGTAAGATTAAGTCCGATGAGGAACTAGAAGACCTGTGTGACCTGTCTGTGAGGGGTCTGGAGGAGTTGATTGACTACCAGGAGTATCCTGTAAGAGTTGCAGAGGTTGCAACTAAAGCACGTCGTTCACTCGGTGTTGGTTTCATCGGTCTTGCACACTATCTTGCCAAGCTAGGTTATAACTACGACTCACAGGAGGCATGGGATGCCGTCCACGGGTTGTCTGAGTCGTTCCAGTATTACCTTCTTAAGTCCTCCAATGAAATTGCCAAAGAGAAGGGACACTGTGAATACTTTGGACGTACTAAGTACAGTGATGGACTCCTTCCTATCGACACGTATAAGAAAGATGTTGATGAGATTTCTACACAGGCTCTTGTCCATGATTGGGAAGCGCTTAGAGAGTCGATTCTGGCTCATGGACTACGGCACTCAACATTGTCTGCTCAGATGCCATCAGAAAGTTCTTCCGTTGTGTCAAACGCAACGAATGGCATCGAACCACCTAGAGACTATTTGTCCATTAAGAAGAGTAAGAAGGGACCCCTTAAGCAGATTGTACCGTCTTATAACACACTTAAGAACAATTACACACTCCTATGGGAAATGAAGAGTAACGAGGGGTATATTAATGTCGTTGCTGTCATGCAAAAGTTCTTCGACCAAGGTATCTCTGGTAACTGGAGTTACAATCCAGAGAACTATGATGACAATGAAGTACCTGTGTCTCAAATGGCTAATGACCTTTTGACTACATATAAGTATGGTTGGAAGACTTCTTACTACCAGAACACCTACGACATCAAAACTGACGAGGTGGTAGAAGATAAGTCCGAACTCAATAGTTTATTAAACGAACTAGAATCAGTAGAGGAGGGAGAGTGTGAATCCTGTGCAGTTTAAGGTTTCATCGGTTTACGATAAGAAAATGAATGAGGTGAAGGGGATGACGGTATTTAATACCGAAGTCCATGATAACAAAAAACAACCTATGTTTTTTGGAAAACCCCTAGGGGTTCAAAGATACGACTCATATAAGTATCCTATCTTTGAGAAACTAACGACAACACAACTAGGATACTTCTGGAGACCNGAAGAAGTATCTCTCCAGAAAGACAGAGCAGACTATCAGACCCTCCGACCAGAACAAAAGCATATCTATACTTCTAATCTGAAGTATCAGATTATGCTCGACTCTATTCAGGGTCGTGGTCCTGGTATGGCGTTCATTCCATACTGTTCTCTTCCTGAACTGGAAGCGTGTATGGAAGTGTGGGGATTTATGGAGATGATCCATAGTCGTTCCTACACATACATCATCAAAAATATCTACCCTGATCCATCAGATATTTTTGACCACATCATCACTGACGATAGAATTCTTGAGAGNGCCAAGAGTGTAACTCAAGCCTATGATGANTTTATCAACGCCGCACAAGAGTGGGGTAATGGTAATCTGTGGACTGAGGATTATAGAGACTCTGCTGTAAAAGAGTATGCAATCAAAGATCTTAAGAGAAAGCTATTCAGAGCTGTCGCGAACGTTAATATTCTTGAGGGTATTAGGTTCTATGTTAGCTTTGCTTGTAGTTTTGCATTTGGTGAACTCAAACTCATGGAGGGGTCTGCGAAGATTATTTCCCTCATCGCACGTGACGAGAATCAACACCTTGGTATCACCCAGAACATTCTAAACAAGTGGAAGGCTGGTGATGATCCTGACATGAAACAAATCATGAAGGAAGAAGAGGAGTGGTTGTATATGATGTTCGACAAGACTGTTGATGAAGAGAAGAGATGGGCAGACTATCTTTTCAAAGATGGATCAATGATTGGTCTCAACGATGCACTTCTTAAGAAGTATGTTGAGTGGGTTGCCAATCGTAGAATGAAAGCTATTGGCCTGAAGCCTATTTACGATGTCGCTGCAAAGAATAATCCACTTCCTTGGACACAGCACTGGATCTCTTCTAAGGGTCTTCAAGTCGCCCCTCAAGAGACAGAAGTTGAGTCCTACGTTGTCGGAGGAATCAAACAGGATGTCAAGAACGACACCTTCTCAGGATTCAAACTCTGATCTAATTGGTGACTGGAATGACTATGCTCTGGGTCTCTACATGGAGGCCCAGAAAATTCAAGCGAAAAAAATTGATGACTACATATTTCAGGACTATGAAGAATAGTGAGTGTGTGACTACGAAAACCCCTGGATCTACATGGGCACCCCTTTTGACGGGAGCCTTATTGGGGACAACTTTGGCTTTGTGTATCTCATTACCAATAAGTCAAATGGACGACAGTACATTGGGCGAAAGTATTTTTGGTCGTTTAGAAAACCACCAGGGAAGAAAAGAAAAGCAAAGGCAGAGTCTGACTGGAAGAAATACTTTGGGTCATGTCCTGAACTAAAGGAAGATGTGATCAAGTATGGTAAGGATAATTTCTCCCGTGAGATTTTGTCCCTACATAATACCAAGGGAAAGGTAAACTTTGAGGAGACCCGACAATTGTTCCTCAATGAGGTGTTGTCTCAACGGTTGACAGATGAGACACCACTGTACTACAATTCCAATATCCTCGGACGGTATTACCGCAAGGATTATTTTAATGTTTAATTTATTTTCAATTTATGACTAACAGAATTATCGCTGCTCTTATGAGTGTAACTGGAGTATGGGCAATTGCTGCCTGTGCAGGATCCACAACATTGGAGGAAGAAGTAGATGTCAGCGTAAATGAAGAGAAGTCTGTAGAGATTCAAAAGGTAGTAGAGAAGTGGGACTGTCCCGGTTGTAATCCTAACGAACGTTATGTTCTGAGTAAACTTCAAGATTACACCAAGATCACTGATCGTAATGCTCTCTCAACTCTGATGGGTAACATCAAGTCAGAGAGTAATTTTCATCCTAATATCTGTGAAGGTGGTGCAAGAGTTGCTTATCATCAGTGTCACTCTGGTGGTTATGGTTTGATCCAATGGACCACAGTTGGTAGATACAATGCCCTGGGTAACTTCTGTCGAAAGTATAATTGTGACCCGAGTAGTCTTGAAGGACAAACTCGTTTCCTGGTGAATGAAGTACACTTCCAAAAAGTTCTACCAGACTTTGAGGGAACTGGATGGTCAATCCGTCAGTACATGGCACCTGCATACTACTGGTTGGGATGGGGTATCAAAGGGTATCGTGAAACTTTTGCTCATGAGTACTATGCCAAAATGGTAAAGGTCACAACACCCTTGACAGAAGGCTGATACCCTCTTATAGTATATGAGTGGTTGAGAGACCACTGCGGTGACCCCCTTGACGGTTCAGGGTTAGCGGCGATAGGAACCGTCATTGGGTCAGTAGCTCAGTGGATAGAGCATCGCACTTCTAATGCGTTGGTCGGGGGTTCAAATCCCTCCTGACCCGTTGGGTACTTCCCATACTTTTATCAATTATGAATGTTAACCTTTCCGATTTTATATACGTCGTCGATGATGTCCTCACAGAGGACTTCTGTAATCATTTGATTGAACGATTTGAAAATGATAGTCGGATAGAATTCGGCATGATTGGTGATGAAGAAAATAAAAGAGTCGATAGATCTATTAAAGACTCTATGGATCTCCATATCTCCAGTCTTGATGATTGGAAAGATGAAGATGAAGTTCTATTTAAAGCGCTGAATAAACACATTAAAATTTACCTTCAGCAGACGGATTTTTTAAATGATCCACTTGGTATCTCCTTTGAACATCTAAATGATACGGGTTATCAAATACAACGTACATCTCCAAGTTCAGGATACACCTGGCATCATGATAGTATGCAGGGTTCGTATGTAAGAGAACATGGAATGCGACACTCTACATTCATTTGGTATCTTAATGATATAAAGAATGATGGCTACACCGAATTTGTAGATGGTACTAAGGTACAACCAAAAACTGGAAGAATGTGTATCTTCCCTTCTCTTTGGAACTATTATCATCGTGGTTATCCACCAGTTGATGAGATTAAATACATAGTCACGGGATGGCTACACGCTTAATGGACCCGATTGAACTCCTACGAATCATTAGTTGTCTTGAGAGTGCCCATCATCACCTGAGGATCAATGACTTCCCAGAAGATCAGGATGTCGTCAGGAAGATGTGCAATAGATACTACAAAATCTATTTCAAACTTTGTAAAGAAATTGGAAGAAACCCTTATGGCTGAACTCTATCCGTTATTCACATACACAGGACTTGGATTCTGTGTCCTCATTGGTCTCTCATGGGGTATTTCACTATTTGACAAAAGTGGTGAAGTTTGATACAATAAAAGAATACGTTGGCCTATAGCTCAGTTGGTAGAGCGCGGAGCTGTTAACTCTGTTGTCCTAGGTTCGAGTCCTAGTGGGCCAGTAAGACGGGGAATGAGCTCGCCCGCG